TTGTTCAGATATTCGATAAAGGCCGAAACGTTCATCTTGCAGTCAGTCTCCTGTAGTCGCGTTCAATGGTGTATTCAAACGCATCCAGTGTGTCAATGTCGGTGGTGCCGTCGTCCAGACGCTCGTCCACGCCGGGGTGTTTCTGGCTCCACAGGGCGCTGGCAAGGGCGTCCCGCAGGGTGGCGGCTTCCGGCATATACCAAAAGCGCCCGCCGCCCATCAGGATGGACGTCAGGCGGATGCGGTCGATAATCTGGATCTTGGCACTGTTCTGCACCCGGTCGGCCAGCCAGGAAAGCGGGCAGGCCCGCAGCCGGGCACGGATGTGGTTGATTAGCGTCTGTTCGGCGCTGTCGCAGAAAATATAGTGGATCTCGCCGTACCGTGCGAACACGGCGGTGCAGAACTCAATGAGCTGCGCGGCGAGGAAGTCTGCATCCTGATTCTTCGGGTCGATGCGGGCGGAAGCCAGCCCCACGACGCCCGCGTAGTACGGCAGGATGCCGGTGGCCACGAAGGCGTGCCAGGAGCCGTTGCCGCCGAAGTCCACCCCGATGTGCACCCGCCACGGCTTGCAGGGCTTGTCTGCGGGCCAGAGGAAGCGCTTGTCGTCGGCGGCGATGCTGTCCGCAAACGGGCGGTAGATGATGCCGCCTGCCGCTGCCCACTGGCCGAGAATAAACCGGTTGTAGTACACCGTGCCGGCATATTCTTTTTTCAGCTGCGCCACGAACTCCGGCGGCAGGGTGGGGTTGTCGTCGATGGTGTAGGCCTGACAGTAAATGTCAGCATCACTGTCGAGGAACCGCTTGAACCAGTGCTGGGGGTTATCCGGGTTGCAGGTGCCGTCAAAATGGCTGTGCGGGCAGGAAAGGCGGCTCTTGAGCATCTGAAAGACGCCCTCGTCCCAGGTGGTGATCTCGTCACCGTAGGCATACTCGAAGGCAGCGCCCTGAATGCGGGCAATGTGCTTTTTGTTGTCAGCGCCCAGCACATACACCTTGCGGCCAAACAGCTGCACGACATTGCCGGCAGCCGAGGTGCGCACCACGCCCACCAGCTCAGGCCCCCAAAGGGACCGCATGGGCTCCAGCACGTTGCGTTCCAGCGTGCCCAGGGTGTTGCCCAGCATGACCAGCAGGCCCTCGTCCCGGGCCGCGCAGATGCGCTTCGGGATGGTGACGGCGCAGTCCAGGTAGGTCTTGCCGGAGCGGGTGGCCCCGGTCTTGATGTTCCAGCGGTGGCTGCAGTTGCGCAGGAACTCCTGCTGGAACTCAGTCAATGGCACTGTCCACACCTCCCAGCAGCTCCCGGGCACGTTCCAGCGTGTCGGCGGCGGTATCATCGGGCGGGTTGTCCTCGCCCAGCATCTTCAGCAGCACGTTGGCGGCCTGCGGGTCGCCCTTCTTGGCACGGGCGGTGATGCCCTTGATCACGGCCATCTGGTTGTCGATGTCCTCCGGATCCACAGCATCCCGCAGCAGGGCGTTCACGCTGCGGCGGTCGGTCTCCGGCAGTGCCAGATAGTAGTCCGCCGCTTCCCGCATGGAGCGCTTGCGGCGGCGTGCCACTCCGGAAGCAATGCCGCCCTTCTGGGCGATCTGTCTCTGTTCGCTCTCCGTTCGTTCGTTGAACGGGATGAGATTTTCCTCGTTGGCCACGTCACCACCTCTCATGGTTCAGGTAAAATAAAAGCCGCCCCGGAGGACGGCCAAAAAGCAAAATAAGCAGCACCCTGCATTCAGTTGCGTTGGACAAGCGTCAAACGGTGGGTGCTGCTGCATCTGAAACTTACGCGGTCAGATGCCCCGCGTGCTGCGTGGCCCCCTCACAGGGCGCGCAGATGGAGCCGTTGGCCGGATTTGAACCGGCACCAAACCACACCAGCCATCTGCGGTGATTGGTCGCAGATACCTTCAGCGTGGATGTATCATCAGTGTTGACCCGCCTGCAAAAGCGGCGCTCTGCTTTGAGCTACAACGGCATATAAAAGCCCGCACGTTTCCATGCGGGGGGGGGTGACGCACATCCTGCCGGGGCCTAGCAAACCCGGCTGCAGATTCCCGGCGTATCATGCGCAGCAGTTCTGCGCACAGGGTGGAGGTCGGCCCCTGTACTGCTGCACCCGCCGGGTGGGGGATTAGTCCATGCGTCATGTGGGGGAGGTCCTGGAATCAAACCGGGCAGCGCCGACCTACGGACAGCCAGCGCGGCAAATCTGCACCCCCATAGAAGCAGCCCGCGAGCCAGAAAGGAGAACGGGAAGCATGAGACCCGTAATGGAACTAGCTCGGAGACTGCGTGCATCGGTTGGCCTTTGCGGCTTTGCCGATGGTACAATTCAACCACAGAGTTTGCTGCCCTGTAAATGCCGCTGGGCGTAAAAAACAGGGCGCTTCAGGTTGTGCGGATTGCACAAATCAACTAAGATTCAGCTCGGTTACGACCTCGGCAAGCTGATGCAGACCGGCAGAAATCGCGTGGGAGACTTTTTCAGGGCCGGAATAGCCGACCAGCGGCGCAATGTCCGCCTGCTTTTTGCCCTCAACGTAATACAGGATCAGGCAGCGGCTGCGCTTGATGGACGCCGGGTCTGCATGGAGCATGTAGGCCACTTCAATGGCTTCCTTCTGCATCTCGGCGTACTGGCATTTCAGCTCGGCAAGGTGCTGCTCGGCATCCATGGCAGCATCGCTGTTGCGGCCTACCTTGTCGCTGGTGCCGGAGCGGCCCGGTGCGCCGGATGTGCCGGATGTGGTCGTGGTGGCGGCATTCCGCAGGCTTGCAATGTGCTCTTGCTGCTGGCAGATCCGTGCCCGCATTTTCGGCAGGCGTTCAAACCACGCCCGCAGCTGCTGCACATTGCTGGCTTCGCCCGGCTTTGGTTCGTCGCTCTCAGGTGTCCATTTGCGGATCATGCGTTGTCCTCCATTTCTTCCAGCTTCCTCAGCAGCCCGTCCACGTCATACCGCCAGTGCACCCGCAGCTGGTGCTGCTCCACCTCGATGCCGTGCAGGGCGGCCCACTGCCACGGGATGCTCTTACGGGTCTGGGTGTTCAGGTAGTCCAGCACGGCGCTGGCGGGCACCGCAAAGGTGCGGTTCACTTTGCCCCGGTAGTTAATGACCACATGGGCTGTCTGGCCCCTGTAGGCCGCCGCAACGGCCATGTCGGTGATGTGCTTCAGCTTGTGATACCGCTGCTTATCCCGGTCGAACTTGCCCAGGATCTTTTCCAGCGGGATGCTGGGTGTCTCGATGGTCTTGAGCTCAAAGTAATGGTGCAGCGGGTAGCGGTAGACCTCAAAGTCACAGATGTTGTCCACGGAGAAGCTCAGGTTCTCGTTGCCGCCATAGTAGGTGGCCGCACTGTCCTTCAGGCGGTAGCACCAGGCATCCGGCGGGATGGACTTCTTCCAGTCCGCTTCAAATTGTTTTCCGGTGTTCAAACGGTTCTCCTTTCTGCGCAGCTGCCGGAGGGCCGCGCCTGCGGTGGGATCCGGGTAGTATTCAGGGTTCCGGCACATCGGGCGTGCCCTCCTTTGCCGCTTCTTTTTTCTTCAGACGCCGCAGGTTCTGCTCCAGGCCATCCGCAGCCGCCTCTGGTTTGATCAGCGGCCTGCGGCGGGTCGCGTTGGCCAGGATGTCGTTCCCGCTTGGCCTTATCCGGTCCACTCGCATATTCCGCCCGGCCCCGATGGGGTTGGTCAGGCGGTATTCCTCCACCGACTTGCAGCCCTGAGCCTCGGCTTCCGCCAGCGCCCTGCGCACATAGGCCCAGCTGCGGGCCCCCAGGTCAATGCACTTGGACAGGATCTCCTGCACCAGCTCCGGCCCCAGCCGTTCAGCGTAGCCGTTCAGCTCTGCCTTTCCGTTGGCGCTCAGCTTACAGATGCAGGATTCAAATTCATTCACGATCTGGTGGGTCGTCGTCTGGTCATCGTCGTCCGGGTCGCCATCGTCGGACGATGAGGACGACGATACAAAATCAGTATCAGAAACAGAACCATAACCAGAAGCAGAATCAGAATCAGAAACAGATACAGAATCAGATACAGAAACATATAAGCTATTTTTGCCATCGGCGTTATGGCATTTGCCATTTTTGCTATCTGAACCGGTCTCTTTGCCGCCCGGTTTCCAGCGCTTTTCAGCACCTTTGCGACCTGCATCTGACCGGCGCTCCCGGATCTCGTCCCACTTTTTGGCGTTGGCCTCCAGTCCGCCCTCCATGAACTCCCACGCCATGGCCAGCAGCGGGTCCTCAAAATCAGGGCGGCGGCCGTCCGGAAAATCCAGCAGGGCGTCCAGAATTAGGCCTTTCTGTTCCAGGCTCAGAGCCCGCAGTGGATTTTTCCACTCGCTGAACAGGATCACGCTGCGGTGCTTTTTGTCCTCCAATGGCATTCACCTCCTTCCGGACAGGGCGTTTAAAACGGCAGGTCATCCGCGTCGTCATCAATGGGGGCGTCATCCCCGGCGGGCGGAGCGGGCTCCTGCTGATGCCGGGGCGCGTAGTCGGAGAGGGCTTCCCCGGCGTACATCTGGCCGCCGGTCAGGCTGGTCTGCACCGGTGTGGGCTCGG